ACTTCATATATTTTGCCGTGGTTGTCAAACTGTATCATATCGCCTGCTTTGAAAACTGTTACATTTTGTGCGCTTGGAGCAGTATATGTTGCAGTTGTTGCACCTGCTGCTGGCGAGCTTGCAAGTGTTATTGTGCCTGATGCTTCACCGCTAACTTCATCTAATCCTGTTGGCAGTTTCACATAAAAACTTTGTAGTGCGCCTCTTGCTTCTGCAATATGTCCTGCAATCTGTCTTCGTTCAGTTGCATCTAAACTTGCAAAATCAAATACAAGTTCAAAATATTGTCCACTCACACTGTCTCTTGTTTCTCTGCCACTAAGTGTGCGATTTATTTGCACAGGCGTCACAGGAACTACTGTAAGACTTGCTGGTTCTATGCTTGGAAAGTTTGATGCTGGCATTATATTCTCCTACCCGAACTAGACACGGCATCTCTAACCACATCTGCTATCAATGTTTTTCTTTCAATCAACAGTTGATCAATGCCCTTTGCATCAACTGCTTGAATGTTGAAGTTTATGTTTACGCCTTGGCCACCGCCTAATACTCCAGCAGTGTCTCTTGCACTCATTACGTTTGCTGGACCACTAACAAGCTCAGCTCCTGCTTCTCCAACAATGCCTACTGTACCTGGCTTGATGTATCCACCATCTTCAAACAATCCACTAAAGAAGTTGCTAACACCTGACACAAGACCGCCAAAGAAGTCTCCAATGCCGCCAAACACGCTGCTACCAAATGATTTAATGCCACCCCATATATCACCTAAGAATCCACCAATGCCGCTGAGCCCATTGCCAATCCAACTAAACACGTTGCTGAATATGCCTTGTAGATTTAATCCCAGTCCGCTGAACAATGCTGTAACAACACCAAACAAACCGCCACCGCCACCAAGTGCTTGTAGTGCATATTGTACAAATCCTGCAATGCCGCCTGCTGCCTGTCCATTTTGACCAAATGTGTTGGTTGCAATAAAGTTGCCTGTTGCATCCATATAGCCCATTGTTTGCCCTGCAAAGTTGCCCATTTGATTTGCGCCGCCAGTTGCAAAGTTGTTGATGCCCATTAATCCGTTTGTTACCATGTTTGTCAAAGAGTTCATTGGATTAACTCCTAAGAACAGTTCAGCATATTGACTGTACTTTTCTAACTCGCTTCTTGACTTGCCGGTCCAATCTGATATTTTGTCAAAGATATCGTCATAAATGCCACTGAACTTGCTTTTGAATTCGTTCTGTGCGCTGACTTGCTCGTCGATCATATCTTGATATTCTTTGGTTATTTCTTGGTTGATTTCATAACGATACGCTCTAATAGCTCTTTGCACCTCAGCATCATTTTCTTTGCCTTGCTGTCTAGCACGTTGTACATATTCTTCTAACTCGTCTGTGAGCTGTTGTGATTTAGCGGTGGTGTCTTCATAATGTCTTTGAATAGCACGTTCTGTATCACGAGTAAACTCTTCTGTTTGACGAGCCTGTTCTCTTTCTTGTTCAGCCAATCTTGTGCGAGTTGCTGTGGCTTCACGGCGTGCTTCTGTTGTTCTGGCTAATGCTGCAATCTGATCATCGGACAACTGTATAAAGTTGAGTGCCGCAGCTTCATTGATACTATCGAGTTCTAATATTTGACGTATTTGTTCTTCTGTCAATGCAGCGATTTCATCACCAGCTTCTTTTCTCAATCTTTGCTCTTCATCAATAAGACGCATCAAGTCTTCTTTCTTGTCTTCGCCTAATCCCATTGCATATGTTTCGTTTTCATATGCTTTGATGCTGTCATTAACTGCGTTAGTGCCTCTTTCGATAGCTGCTCTTAGATTGGCCGCTGCTCTTTCAGCAGCTCTTGCTTCTCGTTCATTTTCAGCAAGTGCATCTGTGTTGTCATCTAATGCGTTACTGTTTTCACCAGCAGCGTCTGTTAAATCATCTTTTGTATCACTAAGGTCATCTGTGCCATCGGCATTTTTATCCATAACCTTGGTGTTTTCGTCTGTACTGCTTGAAACCTCGCCAATGCGTCTATCCAAGTCTTCTATTTTGCCTGAAAAATCAACAACTGTAATACGATTGTCTTCAAGCTGTTCATTGCCACGCTTGAGTTCATCCCTAAATGCTTCAAATGCGTTGAATGGATCCTTTGCAGCGGCAACCAATGCACTCATAACATTTGCAGCTCTTTTGCCCATGTCTAAGAATGCGTTTGGCACTCCGTTTATAACAATATCTAAAAACTCATAAAACCATTTTTCTAATGTTAAGCCTGAAACAACAATGGCATCAAGTGCTTTTGTAGCAATAGCTTTCAAGTTGTCCCATTGTGTATAAAGCAACACAATCGTACCACTGATTGCTAAAAGAGCAAGTCCTATTGGGTTTGTGGCCATGGTGAGATTGAGTGCTACAATGCCTCTGGCTAATGTAGCAATGCCTGTAACAATATTTGCTATTTTGCTTACTGCCAATACTGCAAAGAAAGCGCCAGCTGCAACTACTATTTTGTCAAAGTTTTCAATAACATAAAGCATTCCTTCACCAACTAATCTACCAAAACTTGCAATCAACTCTTCATTTTTTGAAATAAAGTTTGTAATAATAGTTGTACCTTCAACCAATGCTGGTTTTAGTCCTTCACCAAATACACCAATAGCATTATCAACTGCAATACCAAAGTTGCTCATTGCTGTTGAAAGGTTGTCTAATCTATCTTGTGTTGCTCCACCAAACTCTTGATTTAAACCTCTAATCAACGCTTCAGTTATTTCTCTTGCGCCTTCGCTGGTTTTACCAAACTCTGAAACTTCTAAACGTGTTATGCCTATTTGATCTTCTAGTATTTTAAATACCGGAATACCTCTATCGGCAAGTCTATTGAGTTCCTCTAAACCCAAACCGCCTGATGTAGTTCTTGCAAACAAGTCTGTGATAGCAGTTAATGATCCTATTTGATCTGTTGTAACTGCTGCTGTATCTGTAAATGTGGTCAACAACTCTGCTGTTGGTTCGATGCCTGCTGCTTTTAACTTGATGAATGTTTCTGTTAATGTTTCAACACCAAACTGTGATTTGGTAGCAAAGTCTTGAATAAACTTGAATGCATCACTGCCGTTTTCAATGCTTCCTGTAACAGTATTCAAACTGTCTCTTAGATCTTCAAATCTTGCTGTAACATCAATAATCTTTTTAACTGCAAAACTAGTAGCTATCGCAGCACCAATAGCTACTATTCTTTTTTGCATACCGTCGAGATTGGAATGTGTATTTTTGGCACTTCTGTTTAGGTTGTCAATGTTGCCCGAGACAGAAGATATTCCACCTCGAGTTTGGTCAACCAGTTTGATGATAATATTAGCGTCGGCCATTTTTTCTTTTCCTTTGTGCTTTCTCTCGTTCCTTGCTTTCTAGGTTGTAATGTGCAACCCATATGCTAAACTCGAGAGTGGACATTTCCATAATCTCTTCTAATGTGCGACCCAAATCCTTGCAAAGCCTAAGCATGAACAATAGATCGGGATCGCTTTTTAGTTTTTTTCAAGTTCCTCAACTTTGGGTAGCGCACCGCCGTTTATTTGTTCTGCGATACGCAACACCACATTTGGATCAACTTCATTTAATAGTGCAGTCTTGTCATGCTTGGAAAACATTAACTTTCCATCTTCATGACGTGCTTTGTTTACAATCGTCACAACCATTGCTTCAACTGTTTTGTTTTGTCTTGCCAGTTCAATCACTTGACTTTCTTGTGCCAAAGTGGTCACTGGTCTGTAGTATATTGTTGTTTCCCATTCAGGAACTTCAAAACTATTCATTTCTTTGATTCTGTTTTGGTAATGTTTTGTAGCATTTCCTAAAACATTGATATTTTTATTTTGTTCGCTCATGATCAATATTTCCTTTTGTTGCTTTTATCGATTGTAGTTGTTAGGGCTTGTTTTACAAACCCTTTGGGTGCTTGACGTGAATAGCCTGTTTCGAGTTTGCCAATATAGTTGACATCATTTCTGATCTCATTGGTTCTCTTTTGCCATCCACGTCTTGCTTTACCTGTAAGAATAGGTGTTCTAGGTACCACTGCTGATTTGTAGTCAGACTTGAGTGCATCTTTTTCTTTAGATACAATGTCTGACAACCAGCTTTTAATGTTGGTACCTGTTATTTGAACACCTATTGCCATTTTACACCTTAGATACTTGCAGTTGTGATTGCGCCAGTTCCTTGGAACGACACACTTGCTTCTGTCAAGCCATCGTAACTTGCAGTTACACTGTAACCTGTGATGATTACATCGCCTGCAAACTTTGTTGCGTCAACAGTTGAATCACTGTAGAATTCTACACTTACTGTATCATCTGTATCTGGATTCAATGCTGTAGATACGATTGCATCTTCACTGTCGTCATATACAACGTCCATTGAACCTGAATATGATTGTAGTCCTTTTTTGTAGGTTCTTACACCTGCACTTGACATGCTGGTGTTTTCCACCGTATCACGTGTGATATCCATACTCCATCCACGTACACTTGCAATAGCTGTTAATGCGTCCGACCCTGATTTAACTTTAACGGTGCCGGCACTTCCTTCATATGATGCCATGATTATTCTCCTTCTTCATTTGCGATCATTGATTCTTCCGAATCTGCCCAATCTTCACCGGAATCGATGTCCCAGTCCTCGCCTTGATCAGCGACGGGCTTTACTTCAGCAGCAGCTTCGATTTTTGCTGCTGGTTTTGTCTTTTTTGATTTTGCGATTGTCCAACCGCGATCAAGAAAGTTCTGTAGGTATCTCTCTTTTACACTTTGAGTTTCACCATTTTTTTCAATATCTATTTTCATTATTCTAC